ATGGCTGGAAAGCTTGTAAAGCGTTTTGGTGTGACTGAGGAAAGTTATCAGAAGTTCCTGGAAAAAGCAGCAGAATGCGAACCGCCGCTACCGGATGAAGAACTGGAAACCATCTGGCACAGTGCCTGCAAATTCGGCAAAAAAGTAACCTCGCAGGAAGGATATATTTCTCCTGAAGCATATGGCAAACAATCCCTGATTCCCGATGATTTTTCGGATGTTGGAGAGGCTCGCACATTTGTAGAAGGCTTCTCAGATGAGGTGGCATTTACCATTGCGACCGATTATCTTCGCTACAACGGAACCTACTGGGAGGAGTCAGAACACGCTGTCACCCTTGCCATGATCGAACATACAGACGTACAGCTGGCAGAGGCGGAAAAGCAGGTGGAAGCGTCACTTTTGAAACTGGAAAGCCTTGGCGTTGCAAGAGATGCAGCAATCAACGGCGGCAAAAAGTTTCGGGATAGTCTGGATGAAGAACAGACCGCCGCATACAAGGAGTATCAGTACTATGCTACTTTCAAGGCGTTTGTCATGAAATATCGCCATGTTCGCAGTATGACCAATGCACTGGATGCTGCAAAGCCTCTGGTTCTCCACAATCCCGAAGCCCTCGACAGCAATCCAATGCTCTTGAATACCCCCGGAGGCACTTACTATCTGCCCGAAGGATTGAATGGCTGGAAGCCCACAGATCCTGCCGACCTCTTAACGAAAGTGACAGCGGTTGTTCCAAGTGATGCCGGCAAGGATTTGTGGGAGGATGCCTTACAGCTATTCTTCTGCGGTGACCAGAGTTTAATTGATTATGTGCAGATGATTTGCGGACTTTGCATTGTGGGCAAGGTGTACTTGGAGGCGATGATTATTGCCTACGGTGACGGACGAAACGGAAAATCAACGTTCTGGAATGTCATTTACAAGGTTCTGGGAAGTTACAGCGGCAACATTTCAGCGGACGCATTAACCGTCAATTGCAAGAGAAACGTGAAGCCGGAGATGGCGGAACTCAAGGGAAAGCGGATGATTATTGCGGCAGAATTGCAAGAAGGGATGCGGCTGAACACCAGCGTGGTGAAGCAGCTGTGCTCGACCGACCCGATTTTTGCCGAGAAGAAATTCAAAGCACCATTCCACTTTGAACCATCTCACACGTTGGTGCTGTATACCAATCATCTTCCGAAGGTTGGTGCATCGGATGACGGAACGTGGCGGAGATTGATTGTCATTCCATTTCACGCAAAAATTCAGGGTTCTAAGGACATCAAAAACTACACGCAGCATCTTGTGGATAACGCAGGCGGTGCAGTGCTTTCCTGGCTGATTGAGGGTGCAAGAAAGGTCATTGCGGCAAACTACCAGATCAACAGACCGCAGTGTGTTTTAGATGCAATCGGAGCCTATCGGGAAGGCAATGACTGGCTTGGCAATTTCATCAATGAGTGTTGTGAGGCAGATAAAAGCTATCAGGCAAAGTCAGGTGAACTCTATAACCGATACAGAGAATACTGCAACGAAAACGGAGAATACACAAGAAGTACTTCTGATTTTTATGCGGCTCTGGAACAAGCAGGCTTCAAAAAGACAAGAACTCACAGTGCTAGATACATCATGGGGCTTCAATTGAAGAACGATATTCTTGATTGACTGTCACCAAAAAAGCTAAAAAACACGCAATATAGGGAAAGTGACAGTCTACGACAGTCATATACAGACTTTACGCAGGCGAGAAAAAAGTATAATTTTTTCTCTATATATAAGGTTTGCAATCGACTGTCGTAGACTGTCACCAACCCCAAAATTAGGAGGGACAAATTATGTGGATTAAGAAAAATAACACCTTGATTAATCTTGAAAAATTTGATGTCATTATGCAGGACAGTAATGAGCCTGATCTCATCATGCTTGTTACAGAGGGCAGAAAAATTGGATTAGGCTTTTTTAACCAGACATCCAAAATCATTGATGAGATAGCAAAATCAGTGTCAAACGGTGAAAGTGTGTATGTACTCCCATGCGAGAAAAAATAATTGAAGAAAAACTCACAAAGGCAGTAAAGCAAAATGGTGGTGTGTGCTGGAAATTCACGTCTCCCGGAACGGCAGGCGTTCCAGACCGCATCGTATTGATGCCCGGCGGTAGAATTGCTTTTGTGGAAGTGAAAGCACCCGGAGAGAAACCCAGACCGCTTCAACTTTCCCGGCATAAACTTCTGAGGCGATTAGGTTTTCTGGTTTATGTCTTGGATGCTTGTGAGGACATCGACAAAATCATCTGGGAGGTGAAAAATGAAACTCCATGACTATCAAAAATATGCTGTTCGCTTTATCGAAGAACATCCAATCGCAGCACTCTTTCTGGATATGGGACTTGGTAAGACGATTACAACACTGACTGCAATCCACAATTTGATGTTTAATTTGTTTGCGGTCAGAAAGGTTCTGATTATTGCACCGCTGCGAGTTGCCCGTGATACATGGTCTGCTGAAATTGAAAAATGGGAGCATTTGAAACCGCTGCAATACAGCGTTGTTGTCGGTACGGTCGAGGAACGCCTTGCTGCCCTGAAAAAACCTGCCGACCTCTACATCATCAACCGAGAGAACATTGACTGGCTCGTCAACAACACGAAGTTCGATTATGACATGGTGGTGATTGATGAACTTTCCAGTTTCAAGAGCCATCAGAGCAAACGCTTCAAAGCATTGATGAAAGTTCGACCAAAGGTGAAAAGAATCGTCGGTTTGACAGGCACTCCTGCCAGTAATGGTTTGATGGATTTATGGGCGGAATTTCGTCTGCTGGATATGGGACAGCGGCTCGGCAGATTCATCGGGCAGTATCGGAATGCCTACTTCAAGCCCGACAAGCAGAACGGCTATCTCGTGTATTCCTACAAGCCCCTGCCCGATGCAGAGCGGCAGATTTATGAGAAAATTGCTGACATCACTGTTTCGATGAAAGCCATCGACCACCTGCACATGCCGGAATTGCTTTCCAACGAATATCCCGTGCAGCTGTCCGACACGGAGCAAGAAACCTACAAGCGGTTCAAGTCTGAACTGATTCTGGAGATGCAGGACACCGAGATTACCGCCGCCAACGCTGCAAGTCTATCCAATAAACTTTCCCAGCTGGCGAATGGTGCAGTGTATGACGATACCGGAGCGGTGATTCCCATTCACAGCCGAAAGTTGGATGCACTGGAAGATTTGATAGAGGCAGCCAATGGCAAGCCTGTTCTGGTGGCGTACTGGTTCAAGCATGATTTGGAGCGGATTCAAGAGCGACTGCGAAAGCTGAAGGTTTCCTATCAGGAAATCCAATCCTCTGACAGTATTCGGAACTGGAACGCCGGAAGGCTGCAAGTTGGTCTGCTGCACCCAGCATCTGCTGGTCATGGCTTGAACTTACAGGCAGGCGGCTCTCACCTGATTTGGTTCGGGCTAACATGGAGTTTAGAACTCTACCAGCAGACCAACGCCAGACTGTGGCGGCAGGGGCAACAGTCCGAAACGGTTGTCATTCAACATCTCATCACCAAGGATACGATTGACGAACGCATCCTGAAAGCCCTGATCCAGAAAGAACAAACCCAGACCGCTTTGATGCAAGCCGTCAAGGCAGAACTTGGAGGTAGCAGATGAATATCATTTGGCAGTACTTAGACAAACGGAGTGCCGCTGTGAACGCACTGAAGGATTACAGCAGCATGGCTTACATCCTTGCACACACAGACGAAGAAATCGCACAGGTGCATGAAGACACCACAACTCTTGGCAGTCCGACATTTACAGATATGCCGGGCGGCAGTCCGAACCCGCAGTCCGGCGAAATGCGAATCATCGCTGCCATTGACGAAATCGATGTGCTGCGGGAACGGTATCGTCAGGCAAAGGAATACATGGAATGGTTTCAACCCGCATGGGACAGCCTGTCGGAGGATGAACGGTATGTGCTGGAACAGTTCTATGGAGGAGAAGAAGAAAAACAGATTGATGCTGTTTACAATATCTGTGAGCACCTGCATATCGAACGTTCTACAGCTTACAATAAGAAAAATCGTGCAGTGCAGCATCTTGCTTTGCTTTTGTACGGAAAGGCATGAGGTAATTTGATGGACGAAATTGCTGAATAAACATGATATAATAATATCATAGAAAACTGACCGAAAGCCCTGTGGTGTTCCACATGGGCTTTCGTTGTATCCGGAGGTGAACCTTATGCCGAGGAAGGCACTGAAATCATGCAAGCACCCTGGCTGTCCCAATCTGACAGACAGTTTGTATTGTGCAAAGCATCAGTCCTTGCACCCAGACCGACCGTCTGCCGCCAAGCGTGGCTACGGCAGCAGGTGGCAGCGGCTCAGCAAGGCGTACCTGCGGAAGCATCCGCTGTGCGTGAAGTGTATGGCACGGGGACGGTTCACAGCAGCAACTGTGGTCGACCATATCATTCCCCACCGTGGTGATCCGCATCTGATGTGGGACGAAAGCAACTGGCAGGCTCTTTGCAAGTCCTGCCATGACCGCAAGACATGGACGGAAGACCGAAATCCCGTCTATCGATATTGATTGTGTCTGAAATGCTGCCGGTGGGGGGATAAAAATCGCTAATTGTGAATTTTTTACAGACCGGCGTTCCCTATCACGCACAAAAACGGGTATTCAAACGCCCTATTGACCCCCTCAGAGGTATAAATATTGAAAAATACCGACAACATCTAACTTTGCCGACTTTTGCAGTCGGCATTTTTTATGCCTGATTTAGCATTTTTGTTTGAATTTCTTTGATTTTCGGAGGTGATGACATCATGGCGAAAGACGGTACAAACCGAGGCGGTGCAAGACCGGGTGCAGGACGGCCAAGAAAGGCACTCACGGAGAAAATTGCTGAGGGAAAATCGGCGGAAGTTATGATGCAGCCTGCGGATATAGAATCCGCTGAAACTCCGCCTGTCAGAGATTTCATGAAAGAATTACAGCGTGACGGCACAAAACTCCTTGCAGATGATGTGTATACAGAAACCTATCAGTGGCTGAAAGAACGCTCCTGTGAGAAAATCGTAAGCCGTCAGCTTGTGGAACAGTATGCCATGAGTATTTCCCGTTGGATACACTGCGAGCAGATCGTCACCAAATACGGATATATTTCCAAACATCCTACAACTGGTGCGGCAATTGCCTCTCCCTATGTAGCGATGTCACAGAATTACATGAAACAGGCAAACCAAATCTGGAATCAGATTTTTCAGATTGTGAGGGAAAACTGCTCTGTGGAATTTCAGAGCAATCCGCAGGAAGATATGATGGAAAAATTGCTGAGAAGCAGAAAGTGAGAAATACATGAAAGCAGATGTTCAATTCTGGAGAGAACTGAAACAGCAGAAAAATAACATGACCAAACAGCAATATCGCACAATCAAGGGACAGGCTGTCAAAGGCAATATGGATGCCGCCCGAAAAGGTATGCTCAGAATCCAGCAGAGGAGGAATTACAGATGACCACAACTACAGAATTTCAGCTTGTTGACATCAACAAGTTAGTGCCTTATGCAAATAACGCCAGAACACACAACAAAGAACAAATTTTGAAACTTCGTTCTTCCCTCCGTGAATTCGGATTTGTCAATCCTGTCATTATCGATAAGGAATATAACGTTCTTGCTGGGCATGGCAGGATTGAGGCGGCAAAGGAAGAAGGCATTGCAGAAGTACCCTGTGTGTATGCCGACCATCTGACGGAAGCACAGAAGAAAGCATATATCCTTGCTGACAACCGTATGGCATTGGACGCAGGCTGGGATGATGAACTGCTGTCCGTTGAAATGCAGGAATTGCAGGAACTCGGATTTGACCTTGGTTTAACTGGTTTCGATGAATCTGAAATTGCTGACCTTTTCGACATTAACAGTGATGAAGCAAAACAGGATGATTTTGATGTAGACGCAGAACTGGAAAAGCCCTGCAAATCCAAAACAGGTGACATCTGGCATCTTGGAAAGCACACCGTCATCTGCGGTGATTCCACTTTGCCGGAAACCTATACAGCACTTCTTGGAGACACAAAAGTAAATCTTGTTTGCACAGATCCGCCGTATCTTGTCAATCTGGAAAGCACGTCAGGCAAAATCAAGAATGATGACCTTGATGATGAAAAAGGATATGCGTTTCTAAAATCTGCATTTGAGAGATTCAAAGATGCCATGGCGAAGGATGCAAGCATTTATGTGTTTTATGCCACCTCCAAGGCACGTGTATTTCATGATGCTTATGAAGATGCAGGCTTCAAGGTCGGTGCAGGACTTGTCTGGAAGAAAGACCGCCTTGTTCTCACCCGAACTGACTGGAAGTATATCCATGAACCGATTATCTGGGGCTGGAGAAAAGACGGAAAGCATATCTGGTATGGTGACCAGAAACAGAAAACGGTATTTGAGTTTGACCGCATCAAAAACAGCAAAGAGGACGGCTGCGGACATCCGTCCAGTAAGCCGGTACCGCTGATTGCCTATCTGATTTCCCAGTGTACGCAGACAAACGGCATGGTGCTGGATGGATTTCTGGGAAGTGCTTCTACATTGATTGCCTGTGAACAGCTAAATCGTGTGTGCTTCGGTGTGGAACTGGAACCGAAGTTTGTAGATGTGGCAGTAGAACGGTACATCAAGCTGCACGACGGAAATTCCGATGATGTGTATTTGATTCGGGATGGGAAGCGAATGGAATATTCGGAAGTAGAGGTGTCAGATGCATAACCTCACCCT